CCTTCCTTCCAGCTTCATAACTTGCATGACTCGCCTGTTCTCCCAATAACTCAGAATAAGTTTTCACCGATGCTGAATATTTCTTCGTAATAACCTTCTCAACTTCTGAAAGTTTTAAGTTCTTATCTACATACAGTTCCTTGCGAACCTTCCCGACATTATCAATGACCACTTTTTCCCGCCCGTCCAGTACATCATCCAGCCTCTTCTTAATTTCGTCCTGGACTTCCGGCGTGACCTGCCCACCTGCCTGTTCTATGAGCTCTTTTGTCGTGGTTAGGATTTGAGCCTGGGCTATGTCATTGAATTTTGATAGGTAGCCGAGGTATAGGGCAGCAAGCACGGCAATTTCGGCTTTTTCTTCTTCGGTTAAACCTTCGTCTTCTGGGTCTTCAGGCTCTGCTGATTGAATAGATTTATGTTTCTCTCCTGCTGTCCGGCCTGCTATGAAATTCGCAGAGATTTCAATTGCCAGGGCTTCAGCTTGAGTTTTTTCTATTTGAGAGAAGGCTTTTTTTAGGGATTTTGAGAAGTTGGATAGGAAGGGCATTATTAATGCTCCTCAAAAAGTTCGTCCATCGTTTCTTTTGCAGTCTCGTAAGCCTCTTTCAGCCTCTTAGTTACCTTTTTTTCATCAAATCCGCTCGGTGCAGTCGGAGAAGCAGAAATTAACCCCTGCTCCTCCATGATACTTACTAGACAAGCTTTCAAAATTGCATTAACCTGTGTTGCTGTCTGTGGCTCAATAGCAGCCTCGTAGTTGTCCAATCCTAATAGCCCGAAGCCGTACTCATCACCCAACGCTTGAACGTCGCTCTGGGAGCCTCCTAGAGCCTTGACCTGTACGAGTGTTTCGGCCTTCAATTTGAGAGTTTCCGCTTCTTCCTTGAGATTTTTAGTATCTGGAGTTTCCAAGATGAAACGAGCTTTGATATCTTCAAATGAATATGTTACAGTTCCTTCTTCAGTTTTGACAGTCCATTTTTTACCGGCAAACTGTTTTTTAATTAAGTCGTCTGCAAGAGCTTCATAATCTGTACGTTTGCCTGCCTGAATGTTGTTGAAAACCTGAACTATATTTCTGGAAGAAGCCAGCTCCGTACCTTTTGCAGAAATTAAGGCAAACGGCAGCCCGAACCCTAAACAAATCTCTTCATTTAAATTTGCTATAAGGCCTTGGATAAGCTGGAAGGATACAGTTCTTGAAGATTCGACGGGTTTTATTTGCAGATCCGGGCCTGAAGTGAAAACTCCGCCATCCTTAAGACTCTGGATAAGTCCTTTGGAAGCCTCTTTCATGGCAGCGACCCAGGCTTCAAAGTTAGCTAATTCTGCAGCATACTGAGCAGAATTAATGGTTTGCAATGCTGAAGACGGTTTCCTGGGATTTGATGTAATAATTACAGGGTTCCCTAGAGCATCTTTTGATTCTTTTAGAACTCCGGAAATCAAATGAAGGAAAGGACTGAGAACAACATAAATTAAATTTGGACTGTTGACTAATAGAAGTCTCTTAAGCCAGACCGCAAGTAGTACGGAATCAATAGGTGCAGGATTATAAGTTTCCCTGTAATCATCATCTGAAGTTTGAGTATATTTGATATCGGAATTGTGCATTGCAAAAATACGCTCAGATGAGCCTATCCGCAGGTTGTTAATGTCACTTATTGAATATTTTGTTTTATAAGTCTCGAACAGATCATAGACTTTCGAATTGTTTCCGGTTTCCCTGTCCTGGACCCATGTATCATAAATATTCGGGATATCTGCGCCGAATGGGATAAACCAACTATCGACGTCTATCGTTGTACTCATCTGTGACCATGACGTTTTGACCTGGGCTTTCTGGTAGTATGCGATAATCGAACTGTCCCAGGGATCTTCGTACACTTCCATACTTGCCGGGTCCAGCCGTCCGAGACTTGCAATATTTCCCTGTTTATCTGGGTCAGCTCTCCTATATGAGTGTCCTACAAGAAAAGCATAATCAAGAAAGTCCTCGCGGAATACCTGCATTATTTTAAGGGCTTCGAGGTAGTCAGTAATTTCTTCTATGGCTTCTGAGTAGAGTTTATTATCGCTTGTGATAATTTTATAGTCTTTGAGAAGTACGTTTTTTAGGTATGGATAAATAGTCCCGCTTATCATGGGGTCGGCTAGGAATGCTTCTTTTCTGAGTAAAGGAGTGGCGCGAGGGAGTTTATTTTTAGTTTCTGAGATCCATTTTAAGATGTCGGAATGATAGGTGAATTGTTCTCGTTCTGTTGCTACGCTTGCGCCTACGGTAGTTGTTTGGGGGTCATTTTGTGGAGTTGGGGAAGCTGAAAATATGAAATTAGGGAAAGGCATACAGGAAAGAAGTTTAAAAATAGTTATAAAAGAAAATTAAAAAACATTTTTAAATTGAGTCATTAAAACGCCATCTAAATTAGAATTCCCGTACTTATCAAACTCTTTATCAAAGAAAGTACAGAATCTTACTTCTTCGTATCCTACAAGTGAAGCATATTTATCATAATGTGAGCAGTAAGGTAGATTATTACTGACGATATAAGCCCATATATCCCTAGCTTTCATGTGACGGACTGGAAAACAATTAGGTAGTACTGAATCATTTTCAAAGAGATCTGAAACTCTTCTGGCTCGCTTACATCCTTCCTGAGCTCGAAGTCCAACAAAGGATAAATCGTAACCTTCTGCTTTCAATCCTGGTAGTACTCTACCATAGAGCATCCTGCCTAAAACACTTATAGCCTCTCTCTTTTTCTGCTTATATACTTCTGTACTATCTACTCTAATGTTCTTAGCTCCGATCTTATACGCCATATCAATTACTTCTTTTTCCAGTTCTCTAGGCATGTAATACGGCCCATAATCCCAATGAAAAATTAAAGTGTCTATGTTTTCCTGCAAGACTGCATGAGACATTACCAGAGAGTCCTTCCCTCCTGAATAGGCAACGTAAGGATTAGAGTACTCAGAAAACGCCTTAGAAACGTTCTCCTCAAGTTGCCTTACGGCTTTTTGGTATTCGTCTGTTTCTGCGTACATCAGGTACATTTCTTTATCTATGGGATTCATTTTCTCAGCTCGTCTTCGCATTTTTCGCAGCAATAATATGTTTTATTTTCGCCCCTCTCTGATTTGTATATATGGAAATCCGTTGATTCTCCACAACGAAAACACGCCCCGTTATCAGTCATAGGCAGAACCCTCTATAATCGCACCATTCGCAAGCCCACGAAGTAGATTTTTTAAATTCTAGTTTTTTAACTCCTTCCAGAGCGTTTTTTATTTTTGTTTCGGTTCGGCTTCTCACTGGACCGTTGAACATAGACTGAGCTTCATAAGTAGTGCCATCCTTCAGAAACACAAAGTAGAACTTTCTCAAGTTATGTTTATACTTCTGCCTGAAAAGTTCATTAAGAATATAAGCCTGTATTTCATACTCTGACTTGTCTTCTTTTTGTTTCCCGGTCTTCCAGTCAATCCCTATTCGATCTTCTGGGAAATGAACGTCGAAAACGGCTAAAAATGGGACTTCGAAAACCGAACCTCTGAACGTACCAGGGTTATTTTTATCGTTAATATCAGTTTCAAAAACTGGATTCGACGGCATGTTATTAAGGAAGTTCTGAGCGAATGTTAACATTTTTTGTCTTTCGGGGTCTTCGGATGTAAAAATGCCCTTTGAAATGTCTTCATGTATCGAAGACCCTGTTAATAGTGGCTGAAATTTAGTTTCCACTTTGACTTTATAAATAAATGCCAACAGGAATTTATATTCACATCTTCGATACGTGAGAATGTGGGAAGGAGAGTAACCTCGTGGGAGTGGAGGCTTCCCGAAGGTTTGTAAGTTCGTCTGTTTCACAGGACATTCCACCATTTAGCCCGCAATTCATCCTTCTTCATGGCCTGAGTGTTAACAGGTAGATTGTTCTCATAATCACACAAAAGAACCTGCCTGCACTGCTGCCGGTGAATTGAATCAACTTCAGGTTGTTTACTGAATCTCTTTTTCAGCCGTTAGCCTCTAAGGTTTCAGCCGGGACCCACTCAACGAAGTCTATAGGCTCAAAATTGAACGGGCTAATCTCATGCAATATGCGGCGGGCTTCGTTCAGGAAGTTAACTTTCTCTTCAAGTGGGAGGTTAGAAGCTTCTTGAGCGATTTTCCGCACTTGATCTAAAAGAGACGGCTTTAATTCTTCAAGGGTTGTTTGTTTCATCAATCATCACCACTATACATTTTTTCCCTTTCTTCCCTGAAGGAATAGCGGAAGGTCTGCGTAATTTATCGAGCTCACATGTATATACTTCAGTTTCGGGCTTGATGGGAATAGATAAAGCTCCGTGATCTGGCCATTTCTCAGTTTTTGACTGCATTTTTAGCCTCTTGCTCTTTAATCCAGTAAGATAAGATTACTGCATACTATACTATATTGCTAATGGTATATAAATCTTTGCTAATGGTGATGAAAAAAGTTAATTTGAAAACAGAATCATCTCAAAGATACATTGCTTTAAACGCATTGAGGGCAGCATTTTTTAATGATAGTACTTTCCATGCCCAGAACGAAATTTCTTCATCAGTCAAAGAATTAATAATCTCTAATGCCTCTTCTATTCGAGGACGTTGTTCCATACTCGAAACCAGTTTAATTGCAAAGAGCATCTTCATTGCCGTCTCTTCAGGCAACCGATAGTCACTGTTCCACTGGGATTTATCTAAGTGAATGATCCCACTACCATCAGTATCCAATATCATTTGCCTTTTCAGAATCGTAACTTTTACATCTTGCTGATACTTGATAACAAGTTTATCGAGAAAAAGACGAATAATTTCTGCTCGCCATGTAAACACAGATCCAATTTGATTCTTGTAATGCCTATTCATTCCGTCTATATGTTCCCAGAGCTGAATTGACTTGCTCCTCCCATCCTTGAGAGTAACTGTATAATGGATACGCTCCTTGTTCAGATAATTCTTAATTTCCATCCGTTATTTCTCCAAGTGTGCATGGCTTGACAGATCATCTTTGATAATGTTATCACGTTCAACCAATCCCTTTCCTCTTTTCCCAGCAAATTCTTTTCCGATGTAAAGATAACCATAATCATCTATGATCCCATCTGTTTCGGCTTCGAGGCTTCCGCTTGGGAAACTTATTATTTTGGTATCCGTTTTTTTATATCTGGTCAGTGGGTTTTTTCTCGGCTTTGCCATTTATTAACTCCTGGTTTAATCGCTTGCATCACCTGTTTAGTTAATCCCGTTTTGTCACATCTATTATTTACTATAGCCCTAATACTATTTATACTTAGCCCTAATAAAAGGCCGAAAAAAATTAGATTCTCATACTACCAGAGATGAAGCTTGAGCCTATGTATGATGTTTCATAAGACATTTCTGCAAAGGGATGTTCAATTACAACCTGACAAGCATAAGAAGTAACGTCGACCTGTCCATCCTGCTTAACATTCGGGAACCCTAGAAGCTCTGCTTCATAGTCATTCAGCCAGGGTGCGCCTGCTAAGAAGTATACTGCTCCTGCTGTGATCCGTGTTGCTGCAGGAATGAACCTGGTTAATTTATCTGCTTTCCCGGCATTCAGTTTCCCAATTGGCAGCCCTTCGGCTATAAGATGCTGATATAATGAGATACCAAGTCCGTTCGTTTCTACCCATTGTTGAAGAGGTCGCCATTTGGTGTATTGCTGTCTGAACAATGGAACCTGTACAGGTGTTTCCATTCTTGTTTTTAGAATGTCAATTAGGGCTAGATCGTTCTGAGGAGTCTGCGCCCAGGTCGCCAAGACAAAATCATCGGCTGAAGCTTTCTCGCTGGCTGCCGGGTCGCATGTTTGGAAAACTTTGCACTGTGAGAGCATGAACTTTTTATTTTCGCTAAGAGATAATACTCCATTTTCAAGAGTGCAGTATTTGAAGTGTTCTTTCTTTACAAGGTTTCCAGCTGCTGCACTTGGTCTTTGCTGGTAGAGGGAAAGCCATTCATAGACCGTAGAAGATGCCTTAGTACTTAACAGGTCAACTTCTGGAAATTCGTCAGGCCAGAGTGCCTGACCTGGTCCGGTTCGCTGATCATATTCTTCAAGCGGTTCCTCGGATAATGCCGGAAGATTGATTACTTCCCATTGGTCAGCATCCGGGTTATTTTTTGCGAGTTCTAAGAGCCTGCCTGTAAGGTCGTCTTCATGCCAGCGAGTAGCTGTAATGAGGATAGAAGCATCTTTCTGTCTACGAGTCCTGAAGGTCGAGCTGTACCATTTCCATACTTTATCTCTGATTGCGGGGCTCTCGGCATCTGCCCTGCTGCGTATTGGGTCGTCTACTATAAGATAATCGCCGCCCATCCCGGTAATTGCTCCTCCTACGCCTGCTGAACGATAAACCCCTTTGTGGTTCACTGCCTCGAATATATCAGAGTTCCTGAGGTAGTTTTCTTGAGCCGTTGACCTTACATTTGCATCATTGAGTTTTGTATCTGGGAATAGTTCAGCGTATTCGGGAGATGAAATTATCCTCTGAACATCTCGATTTAAAAGAGAAGCTAAGTCCGAACCATAAGAGCAGGCTATAATTTTAGCGTCTGGATTCCTGCCTAAAATGTAAGCTGGAAACCTTCTTGAAACTAACTCACTTTTCCCATGACGCGGCGGGCAAGCGATAATTAAACGTTTGTTTTTTCCTTCGATAAATTCATCGAGTTTTTGACATATTAAGCGGTGATGCCAGTTAACCCTATATTCTGGCATTGTAAAACGAGTAAAATCGAGAAGGTTAGTCCGGGCCTGTCTTACCCTCCTCTCTCTTTCGTTTTGCTTATACCTTTGTAACGTCTGGTATAATTCCAGCTTCGATAAGCTTTTTCCTGTCATCTTCTATAGCCTGCTCCAGCTCCTCGTCTGTCATTTCAGAAGGCTGTTTAATATCATGTTTCATATTGGCATCAAGTTCAACCTTCTGTTTAACATGCCCCTGAATATCAGCTATGAACTTAGCCCAATCGAGAGCGGTGTTCTTATCGTCCTTAATACCGTCTTTCTTATCTTCGAGTGCCTTGATAGCTATTCTTAGAAGTCCCGCCTTAGTTGCTTTCTCGTTTTCAAGAGTGAGCCTGTCAACTTCTTTTAAAAAAATGTCGTGCTGTCTCCATAACCAGAGTGTTGAAATATGGATTCTAACCGCTTCAGCGACTTCTTCATAAGTTTTAGTGCCTTCTGATAGTAAAAGAGCGGCTTGTTTTCTTTTTGGAGTCCATGTAAAAACTTCTAATTTATTTGAATTTTCAGAAGTTTTCTTCTTTGGTTTCTTTTTTTTCTGGACCGCCATCTTCGCACCTTTCAATATATTATCTTTTATTTTATTATGTTACTATTTAAAGGAAATTAAAAATAAGGAGATTATTACTTATTCCCCAGCTTGTTATATGCAAACTCCCGGTAGATCCGGGCTTTCTCGGCTAATCCTATTTCGTGACATTTACTCACCTTTTTTTAATTTGTTTTTGTAATATTCTTCAGCCGCTATAGTAGAGCCCCATTCCGGGCATTTTTTCTTTTCTGCGAGTGAACCTGTGCAAAGAATCCAATAATTGCCGTCTTGCGTTGTTCGCATGCGTAACATGCATACATTTCGGTGAGTCGAATCACCGCAATAAACACATCCTTCTTTCATCTGTGATCACCTTTTATTTTCAAAAATCTTGAACATTTCTTTAAATCCTTCAATTGCTTTATCACATGCTCCGCGCTTCCTGAGATACCTAAGAATGTAATATTTATTATCGGATTTAGGGAAACTCTCGTCATGCTCCATATCTTTTACAAAATCCCTAGAAAACGCATTTACATAGTTTTCATTTGCGTATTTTATAGCCCAATCTTTAAACATTATTATTTCCTCCAAAATGAATCCATACAAGGAGATTCATGTTTCGGACCTGTTGGGAAGTGATAAGCATCTTTACCAGGATATTTCATTTGGAAATCGATATGAAATACTGGCTCTGCTTGAGGCATGATTACGCGAGCCGTATAAGAGCCCTCCTGATAAGCCCTTCTCCATATGTGAGAACATACCCTTTCATAGCCTTAGAAAACGCCTGGAAAGCCTCTTCTACATCGGGATATTTGCGAAGATATAAGGAAAGATCGTTATTGAGAAGTTCTATTTTGTGCTTGCAGTATTCGGTTTCTGCATCTCTTGTGAAATGGATTTTATTTTCAAATCTGAAGGCCTGAACTTCTTTCCAGTGGTCCGGTCTTTGTCGGAAGTGTAATTTTACATCGAATGGAAATGAAGGATCTTTGACTTCTTCCAGAGAGTTTAGAGTCTTGATAGTTGGAACTTGAAAAATACAAGATATATTATCTGAAAGTAACATAATTTTGGCTCCAATTTTTTAAATGATGTTATATTATAATTCATCCCACATTAAAACAGGAATTCCCTCTAAAAAATCGAATTCTTCAGGGAAAAGATCATAAATTTTAGAGTCATCTACAAATCCCTTAGACCTCATGAGTATAAGTTCC